CAGAGCTTCCGGCCTGCGGAGGGAGAACATCCCTCACGTTGTTGCGAGGCTGCCCCTCGTACTTACGAATATCAATCCTCAGACGAGCACGCGCTCCTAGCAGACGCCCTTCGTTGGCCACGTTCTCGGGAGAGAAACGTGGAGCAGCGAGAAGCTCTGCCTCATAGCCATCGTCGGTCTTGATCCTCGCAAGAGTCCGCTTTACTCTTGGCATCCCCTGCTCATTGAAGACCGTGTGGTAGAAGAACTTACGATTCGCATACTCGCCTTCTTCTACCTCCCAAACCCACGTCCACATTGGGTTGTTGGAGCGCTGGCTGAATCCGAAGTCCAGCTGAGACAGAGCCACGTCGTAGAGACCTCGAGGTACCGGCTTAAAGCCAGAGTCGTCGACTTCTCCCATAGATACGTACAGGGTGTCTCCGGAGTCCTCCGTCTCCATCCCGAAACGATCTTCTTCAAACGTACCACTCATCGTCATGTTATTCTCCTCTTGCTAGCGCCGTTAAGGCCTAGCTTTAGGTGTTGATGTAGTCAGTTAGTCACTTACTCTGCAGCTACCTTTGTAGCAACAGTCGGCGCCGTCGTCGTCGTAGTCGTCTTCTTCAGCAAGCCCGTCTTGGTAAGGATATCACCCATAGTTGGGTTGTCGAAGAAGTTGCCGCGGAAGGGAGTTAACCGACACTTCGCTGCGTAGCGAGTGTTGGGACGGACGTATAACCTCCGCGGCGCAGGCGTGTCGTCCGTTTCTGCTTGCCCAAGAACAAGGTAGCCAACCACATCCATAAACCCCTGGATTAGTGAGCTTAGCTTTCCTGTCATCATGGGCGAAAAGAGCTGACGTTTCTGTTCGTCCTGAATGTACCCTCTCGCTGCTGTGAACATGACATGCATGGGAAGATTACGGAAGTTGCGGATCAGACGCTGGATCATCGTATGCTGTTGGCGATACTGTGCCCACTCAGCAGGCGTTACCTCTTCGTCCATCCTAGTCTCGTTTGTTACTCCCGTCAGCTGATTCATGCAGTACACTTCAGTCTCGGTGAGGCTATCCAGGATGACCGTACGATATCGTCTGATGCGTTCATCATCTTCCATATCCGGCATGACGATCTTCTGGAGCCTCTTCAGGCGAGCAATACTTTCCGGGTCTGTGTTGTCACGTAGGCTGCAGTGAGCCTTCAGAAAGTCGTAGATGCGGGCAACTGTCTTATAGTCGAAGGCCTTAACGACGTCGATCATCTCAAAGTCATGTATGCCTTCTGGATCGTGTAGTGTAAGGTCACCTCCTTCAGCGCTGATCATCAGTACATCGTTCATCTCTGGTACGCTTACGCTCGTACCACAGAGGTAAGTCTTCCCTGCACCATACTCTCCGTAGAAGAGCGACTTGATGTATGGCAGTTGAGCCTTCTTAGTAGGGATGATGAATGCAGGCGAGCCTGTAGTACCTCCTGGCTGAGTGATTGCCGCTGTTGCGAGAGGTGCTGACTGAGTCTGCGGCTGAGTCTTAGACGTAGAGCCCTGTGTACTAGGAGGAGCTGTTGTTGATACTTGAGTGCCGCCCGCTGCTCGTACGTTGGCTCCTTCTCTTAGGGCGGATTGACTAGCGCTAGGCGACGCCGCGACGGGAGTCTCCGTAGTCGTCGTTGCGGTGGTAGATAGATTGTCTCCGGATACTTGATTCTCGTCCGCCATGCTGTGTTTTCCTCTTCTCGGTCTTGGGTGCTCATCTCGAGCTCATGTTGCCAATCAAGGCCGCTGTCCAGGTGCAGACAAGCTGTCCGAAATCCGCAGTCCCACGAGCAGTCTCGAGTGGGATTAGGATACAGCGGCAGGTCCGGATTCAACATCTCAGCCGACTCTTGTAGGATCTTAGCTCCTTCTGCTTCGATCTGAGCTGTATTTCGTTCGGTGGTACTGAAGCCGATGAAGCTATCAGCCCGTTCATTCTCTTGGCCTTGCAGATATTCTAGGAACTGTCTGTTAGGCAGCGGAGCTCTATCCGCTGACTCGTACATGTTCGTTAACGCCTTCTTGTACAAGGCGTACGTAGTTACCTGATTCCTTGCTACTGAGAACGTGCCAGTACTCTTCAGGAATGCAGGCTCGTGTGGGATGACTTTCTTGAACTGCATGTAGAAGAAGCCTGCTACAGGCATGTTGTAGATGTGCTGTGCTGCCCAACAATAGGATGAGATCTGTGGGTCAGTATCAAGATGAGCGGTCTGGATTTGTTTAGCGGTCTTGTAATCTCCTGGCCATAAACGACCTAGCTCATCTACCACAACACGATCAATAGTGCCGCAATAAACAGCACGATCAAAACCGTATTGATTAAGAAGCTCTGTAGGAAGCGGGATAGGAATTTGGAAATTGACTTCCACCTGAGGTACGCCATCGATTACCAAGGTTGTTAGACTGCCTCGAAACTCAAGCCATTCCTCATAGTAGTTGAGCATTGATTGTCCGAGTTCAACCATCTCGTTCACGTCTGAGGGAGGAGGGTAGCTAGGAGTACGTTTGGTCGCATCAACGTATGCCATGAAGGCGTCGGCTGGGCTGGCGAACTGTCTGTAGCCGTGATAGTCTTCTAAGGCAAAGTGAAAGCCCGTTCCGAACCAGAAGTAACCAGGAGGCTCCTTCACTGTCAGGTTGTCACGATGTATGTACCACCAATTGAACTTCCTTCTGCATCGCCTGAATGATCCCCGATCTGAGTTACGAATAATGGCCACTCTATCAGGGAATGATAGGGCCCGTAGCCGCTCAGAAAAAGGGTCTTCTAGATCATATGCGTTATCATTCATAACTCTGAGCTGCCTAGTTGCTTTCTTATGTCAACATTATATCATAAAGCACTAGGGGGAATCAAGTGTCCAAATGATGGTCGACCACAAAATATTTTTGCAATGGTAGTAATATCCAGCGGGCTATCTCTGCGTTGATCTCAGCCAGCGCAAGACGTGACTCGGCTAGGCTAGAGTCGTAGTCATACCAAGGGAGTCTCTTGTAGAGTGGATCGTTCCATATTTCTATGCAGTTGTCCATACTACGCTCAAGCCTGTCCCGTTCGCCTCGCAGCAGTTTGAACGTCAGAGGGCTCAGAGTTCGTCCTCGTCCGTATGTGAGTCCGCTGGCTGGTTGGTCACTCCGATCAAGATCAGGACAGTCCAGATACAGATGCAGTACCACATTACACCCTAATGATGGGGGCGTGTGTCGGAATTGAACCGACGGACCATTCGGCTGTAAGACCCAGGCCCGCAAACCTGCCACGCCATTATGTTTACTTAACTGCAGTTAGGGCTCGACGGACGGCGTCGATGTTGTTGAGGAAGCTGAGTGCATTGTTCACCTTCGTGTCTAGAGCGGGAAGCATCAACTCCGAGTCCACTCCGTACTCGTGCCGTATGTAGTATAGACTAATCGGGTCTGTGATTTCCCCCCGGTGAAGTCTATCTTCAGCCTGCAGGTTGTCCCATGCATCCCATTCGTATCCAACGAACACACCCCAGGTGGCCGGTGTGAGATCAAATGATTCAGCATATCGGATGCTGCAGAGAGCAATGCCACGTACTTCCCTGAAATGAGCAACTCGTTGCATGAGTTCCGTAAATGACAGTCCGCCGGAGAGCTGTATGATAGATCGATCGGCGAATCCTGCCTCGATGAGGCGGCGGCGTATAAAAGGCAGGGCCGATGTAAACGGACTGAAGACGACCATGTGTTGATCTGTCGCGTCATCGAGAAGCTCAACGAGCCTTTCGACTGCTGATCCATACTCTAACTCCGGGTCAAGAATTTTGGGGCATAACAGCACCTGACGTAGTCTGATTAGCTGTGTGAGGACGTTTTGGGCTACTAAGACGCCGTTAGAGGGAAGTTCTGCCATCATGTCACGAGCGATCTTCGAGTAAAGCCTACGCTGTGGGAGGCTCATCTGTAGAACGTTGCTATCTAGGTCACGAGTCTTCGGAGGCATGTTAGGACGCACCTCACGTTTGGTGCGGGCAATCATGATCTTCGCCATATCTGCTTTGAACAGGTTTTCATCTTTCGTGCCAATGATCTCCCATCCAAACGCACCATCTCTGTCTACAATACAGTACTGATCTACGAATTTCCAGTAGCTAGGATATCTGGAACGACTCAGTATGTTCAGCAGTCCCCAGATGCCTGGAGGACCTTTACGCATCGCTGATCCACTGGTGAGGAAGACGTAAGTAGCTCCAAAGGCTAGCGACTTCAGTTGCCTGAAGTTCTTAGTCTTGCGGTTCGAGTCCTTGTGAGCCTCGTCACTGATGACGCACCTGAAGATATGTGGGTCTATCAGTCCTGTAGCTATGTCGTTCCTGAGTGACTCCCGTGTGACGATAACAAAGCTAGCACTGCTCTGCTTACTCCAGAGTGCATTACGCTGTGCAGC